AAAATATGGTAATAACGGTCATTATAAATTCCATGTAGACGCTTCTACAGTCTTACATAGAACTCTTAGTTTAATTTTTTTTGTTAATGATGACTATAAAGGAGGTGCTTTAAAGTTTAAAAACATTACAACTGGTAATGAGGTTGAAATTGAAAAAAAAGCTAACAGATGTGTTATCTGGCCAAGTAATTTTATGTATCCACATACTGTTACACCGGTTACAGAAGGCACTAGATATTCGGTGGTATCATGGGCGTTATAGGAAAAGACTTTAAATATAAAATAATAAAAAACTTTTTAACAAAAAGTGAAGTAAAATTATTAAATAAATATTGTGAAATAAAACATAGAACAAATTTAGGATCACAACCTGTAGGGGATGGTACTTTTGATACGGCATGTAAAAACATGGACACTCGTTTTTATGGTGATCCTATAATGGAAGCTTTATCATTAGAAAAACAAAATTTAATGGAAAAAGAAACAGGTAAAAAATTATTAGGTACTTATAGTTATTGGAGAATGTATACTAAATTTGCAGATTTAAAAACACACACTGATAGACCTGCTTGTGAGATAAGTGTAACAGTGCATATAGGAGGTGATATAGGTTGGCCTATATTTATAGATGGCAAAGAATGTGTAACTGAACCTGGTAACGCTGTTATATATTTAGGTATGGATTTAAAACATGGAAGAAAAGAATTTTTAGGAGATTGGCAAGCTCAATGTTTTATACATTATGTTGATGCTAACGGGCCCCATACAGATAATTTTATGGACCAAAGACCTTATTGGGGAATGAGGTCTTCTAAAAAAGAAGTTATAAGACTGAAAGAATAGTATGCAATTTAAACAAAAAAAAGATGGATCTTGTACAATAGAGTTCTCAGATAAAGAATCAGAAATTATAGCTAGAAAGAAACATATATATTTTACAGCAGACGCATTAAAAGATTTTGGAAATGCTTTAATGAGAATGGTTGCTGAATGGCAAGAAAATTTTTCTGATGATGTAAGATATAGACAAACTAGGTCTGATGCTAAACCTCTTGAAGGACAGGAGACAGATGACAAAGATTAGAGGTTTTCGAAAAGAAGATCTTGAAATATTAGAAATATTAATAAAAGATTCTAAAATAATTCTTACAGAAAAAGACATATTTAATTTTTTAAAAATATCTAAAAGATGGCCTTTTAGATACCCTTGGAATCAACCTTCTGTAGAAATAATAACTAACAATGAAGAATTAAATTCTGATTTATTTTTTGATGTAACTGGTTATCTAAACTTTGATAGATGGAAACAGTTTTATGATCTTGGGTTTACAACTATAATATCAAATGTGTTAGATCTAAATGAAGATTTAAGAATACTAAATGATAAGTTAACAAAAGCAACAGGGTTAAAAATAAATGGCAATTTTTACTTTTCTAAACCAGGACAAAGAGTTAGCTGGGGAGATCACACTCATACCTATGATGTTATTGCTAAACAGATCTATGGCACTTCTGATTGGGTTGTAGGTGGTAAAGAAATATTATTGAGTCCACAAGAAACTGTTATTATTCCAAAAGAAACATATCATAAAGTTACTACTATGAAACATAGTAAATTATCTTTAACTATTAATATAGAGTAATGATTGATTTTAATTTTCCTATTTTAACAAGTAAGTTTGAAAAACATAAGGAACTTAAAGATACTTTACTAACTTTAATTGAAGAACAACAATCTGGTAATTTAAAACAAGTAGATAGTTATTATACTGATTCTATTTCTAAGTTAGATTGGGATAGAAAAAGAGATGATACCAGACCTTGGACTAAAATTATTCTTAAAGACTTAATGGATCACTTTGAAACTCAAGTTAAAAGGTTGGGACTACGTGACGTAAGATTATACGATCTTTGGTTTCAACAATATAGTAAAGAAGACACTCACGGGTGGCATGTTCATGGAGAAAACTTTACAGGAGTATACTATTTGGAATTAAAAGAAGCCGCTCCTAAGACTCAAATCATAGAACCCACAACTTCTAGATTAATAACTGTTGATGCTCAAGAGGGAGATGTGGTAATTTTTCCAAGTATGTTTATACATAGAGCACCTACGGTTATTTGGCAGACAAGAAAAACAATTATATCTTTTAATTTCTCATGTGATAATGTAGATCAACAGTATCTACAGAAAATAGTAGATTTATATGGTTTATATTAACCAAAAAATATGTAATATAGGCGATTATGCTACAGAAAATAGGATTCCAACCAGGTATAAACAAACAAATCTCAGAAACTACAGCTGAAGGCCAGTGGGTAGATTGCGATAACGTTAGGTTTAGATACGGCACACCTGAAAAAATAGGTGGTTGGAAACAATTAGGAACAGACGATTTAACAGGAGCCGCTAGAGGTCTTCATCATTTTGTAAATAGTTTAGGTAGAAAGTATGCAATCATAGGAACTAATGCTATTTTATATGCCTACTCAGGAGGTGTATTTTATGACATACATCCTATCAAATCAACGACTACTCTTACAAGTGCTTTTAGTACAACTAATGGATCAGCTGTAGTCACTATAACTTTTTCTTCAGCACATAACATACAAGAAGATGATATTATTCTTTTAGATAATTTTACAACGATAACAGGGTCCAACTTTGGTGCTTCTGATTTTGATGATAAAAAATTTATGGTAACAAGCGTACCTTCTACAACAACTTTAACTATTACAATGCCTTCAAACGAATCAGGAAGTGGTGCTACTACTTCAGGCGGGATCAGAGTTCAACACTACTATCATATTGGACCAGCGGTGCAGGCAAAAGGATTTGGTTATGGTTTAGGGTCTTGGGGTGGTGAAGCAGCAGGAGCCATTACTACTACTTTAAATGGTGCAATAAACTCATCTACAACTACAATTGTTTTAACAGATGCTTCTCAGTTTCCAGACACCGGAACTAATTTTATTCAGATTGGTTCTGAAGAAATATCTTACACAGGAGTTTCAACAAACACTTTAACAGGTGTTACAAGAGGAGTAAGAAACACTACAGCGGCTTCTCACAGCGATGGCGCAACAATTACTAATACAACTGATTATGTTGCATGGGGTGAAGCAGCATCAGGAGATTTAGTTATTGAACCTGGTATGTGGTCTATAGATAATTTTGGAGATAAAGCTATTTGTTTAATACACAACAGTGCATGTTTTGAATGGGACTCTTCCTTATCAAATGCAACGACAACAAGAGCAACAATTATATCAGGTGCACCTACTTCATCAAGACACATGGTTGTATCAACTCCCGATCGTCACTTAGTATTTTATGGTACAGAAACAACAATAGGTGACCCGTTAACACAAGACGATATGTTTGTTAGATTCTCGGACCAAGAAGATATTAACACTTATATACCTACAGCAACCAATACAGCAGGTACACAAAGATTGGCCGATGGATCACGGATCATTGGAGCAATTAGAGGTAGAGATGCACTTTATGTTTGGACTGATACAGCTTTATTTACTCAACGTTTTGTAGGACAACCATTTACATTTGCTTTTGCACAGGTTGGAACTAACTGTGGTTTGGTTGGACAGAATGCATGTGTAGAAGTTGACGGTGCTGCTTATTGGATGTCTGATAATGGTTTTTTTAGATATGCCGGTAAATTAGAATCACTACCTTGTTTAGTAGAAGACTATGTTTACGACGATGTTAATTTAACATCTGGTAATCAAATGATTTCTGCAGGATTAAATAACTTGTTTGGTGAAGTTATTTGGTTCTATCCTACGTCAACATCTTCTGTTGTAAACAGAATGGTTGCATATAATTATTTTGATTCTTCACCTCAAAGACCTGTATGGACAAATGGAAGTTTAGCTAGAACTATGTGGAGAGATTCAGCAGTATTTGGAAGTCCACATGCAACAGAATACGATGCAGATACAGATACTTCTTTTGATGTTGTGGGTAATACAGAAGGAATAACAACTTACTATGAACATGAAACAGGCACTGATCAAAATAAAAATGGAACAATTACTGCAATAACTTCTAACGTTTCATCAGGAGATTTTGATATTACACAATCAAGAGCACAAGGAACTGGACAAGCAACAGGTGTTGCGACCTTTAGAGGAGATGGTGAATTTTTAATGAAGATAAGAAGATTCGTACCTGACTTTATATCTCAAACAGGAACAACAAGAGTTACATTAGAATTAAGAAATTATCCTAATAATACACAAGCTAGTTCAGCACTTGGACCATTTGATATTACAACATCTACTACAAAAGTAGATACACGTGCAAGAGCGAGAGCAATAGCTATGAAAATAGAAAATACAGCAGCTAGTCAAAGTTGGAAACTAGGAACTTTTAGATTAGATGTTCAACCGGATGGACGTAGATAATGGCAAAAATTGTACAGGTTATAACTAGACCATCAAAAGAATATGATGTACAGACTGCAGAAGCTCAAGTAAGAGATTTTGATGCGATTGTAGAAAAATTAAACTCAACGTTTCAAGAAGAATTAAAAGAGGAGATAGAGGCTAGAAGTCTCTTTTTAGATTAATGGCTAATCAATTTAAATTTGCAGGTATAGATAATAGCACAACAGGAAGTGCACTTACTCCTTTAGGTTCTGGTAATCCTTTAGTTAGTGAAACTTATGTTATTAAATCTATATTAGTAACATCAGCAGGCACACCAACAGTCACAATTACAAACAACAGTATTACAGCTATAAAATCAGCTGCTTTGACAGCAAACGTTACAACAGAATTATTAACCCAACCTTTGGTAGTAGAAGGAGGAGATAGTTTTACAGTATTATCAAGCACTACAGATTCATTTGATGTAGCAATTAGCTATTTAAACATTAAGAAAGAGGTAACAGCATAATGATTGAGATACAACCAGATAAGATAATAGAAAAGATAACTAATAAAAAAACAGGTGAAAAATATAAGAATGACGGAGAATGGAAGGCCAAAGGTATATCACCAGAGGACATCAGAAGAGATGTAACTGTTATAATGCCAAGCCTTGATTTATTTCCAAAAACAAAATAGAATAGTAAAATGGCCATAACTAGATCACAACAAGCAAGACAATTATACAGGGACGCAGGATACGTTCAAGCAGCGTATGGACCAAAAATTACAGCTAAAGAAGGACCTGTTGAATATGATACAGGATTAGAAAGACAGAGAACTGAAAATGTTTTTAACGAAACTATCAAACCTAAAAATGAATTAGATATAAATGAAGTATTAACTAAAGCAGGTGATATTACTAGAATAAAAAATGCAGTTACAGGTGGTGGTTTAAAAGCTTTAATTAGTCCTCAAATGATTATAGGTAAATTAATTATAGATCAAATTAAAAAAGATAGAGGAGGTCAAACTATAGTGCAACCTGCTTTTGCAGATGGTGGAGATGTAGTAGGTGGTGAAATGGATTTTGAATCTGCAAGACAGATGTATGGTTTAGGTAAACTTGTTAAAAAATTTACACGTGGTGTTAAAAAAATAGTTAAGTCACCAATAGGTAAAGCTGCACTTGGATATGTATTGACAGGTGGTTTAGGTAACCTTGCTCAAGGTACAAATTTTTTTGCTAATTTTGCAAGTCCCAAAACATTTATTGGTGGTGGATTATCTGCTATAAAAGGAAAACTATTCGGACTACCACTTGATGTTGGTGGTTTTCCAGGAACTAAAGGTATATTGGGTGACCTAGGTTTAACAAAAGGTGCAGGATCTTTCATGCCAACAACACAAGGTATTTATTCTGCAATGACAGCAGCATCAGCACTACCATTATTAGGTATTGGTACAGGTGAAGAAACAGAAGAAGAAGCACAAGCTATATTAGATAACAGCGGAATAGATTTAGCTGCATTAAGAGCTAATCCACAACTTGCTAGAAGATTTGCTGCAGAAGGTGGATCTATGGATGAGCCAGTGGCAAAGAAAACTATGCCGTTATTAGATATGGATGGTAAAGAAATGGATTTAAGAGCTGAAGGTGGATTTGTTCCAATAGGACGTATGGAAAAAGCAGATGACGTACCTGCAAGATTATCAAAAAATGAATTTGTATTTACAGCTGATGCTGTAAGAAATGCAGGTGAAGGAGATGTGGACAAAGGCGCAGAAGTTATGTATAACATGATGAAGAACCTCGAAGCCGGAGGTGATGTATCTGAAGAATCGCAAGGCATGGATGGCGCAAGAGAAATGTTTCAAACGTCTAAAAGATTAGAGGAAGTTATATAATGTTAACAAAAATTAAAGGTTTCGGAAAAGCTTACTCAAATTATCAAAAAGCTAGAAAAGCAGAAAAACTTGCTAATGCACCTAAAACTGAAGAAGGTAAACTGTTAGATAAACAAGTTAAAATTTTAAAAAAAGTAGCTGTTGGAGTTCCAACAATACTTGGTGGTGCTACTATTGTAGGTAAAATAAAACAAAATAACAAAGACAAAAAAAGAGAAGAAGACTATAAGAAAAAGGTAAAAGAATAATGGCTGTTCAACAAGTACAAAATCTACCCGCACAATTTGTTCAAGATCTAGGACAAGATTTAGCAACACAAGTTGTATCACAATCAGGTGTACCTGTAGTATCGACTGGTATTGCTGGTATATCACAACAAGCTGGTGAATCAGCTGCTGACTTTGCAGCAAGACAACAAGCTGCTCAAGCATTTACAACAAGACAACAAAGTTTATCTGGACTTGCACCACAAGTAGCAGGTCAAACAGCATTACAACAACAAGCACAAAATTTAGCAACAACTGCAGCAGGAACATCTGGTATCGGATCTTTTGAACCATTTTTAAATCAAGCACAACAAGAAGCTACTCTTGCTTCAGCATTAGGAACCTCGGCCCTTGGACAATTAGGTACAGCAGCAGGAACTTTAGGCACAGCACAAGGAACTCTTGGAACTGGTTTAGGAACTTTAGGAACTGGACTAGGAACTTTAGGTACAGCTGGAATTGAACTTAGCGGTGCAGGAACTGCTTTAGGTACAGCTGCAACAACATTTGGTGGAGTACCAACAGGTCCAATGACTACTTCACAAACACAACAATACATGTCCCCTTATCAATCACAAGTGATTGATGCATCATTAGCAGAATTTGATCGTAACAAACAGATACAAGAACAAAGTATACGAGATCAGCAGACAGCTTTGGGTGCGCTTGGCAGTGGTCGAGCGGGAGTGCAACTCGCAGAGTTTGGCACAGGGGCTGCGAGAGAACGAGCGTTATTACAAGCCGGTCTCTTGCAACAAGGTTTCAATCAAGCACAAGGAGCTAGACAACAAGACATTGCTAATCAGTTTGCTTTAGGTCAAGCACAAGCAGGTATTGCTGGTCAACAAGCAGGCTTTGCAGGACAAAGAGCAGGATTAGGTCAGGCTCAAGCAGGTATAGGTCAAGGTCAAGCAGCTATAGGTAGTCAACTTGCAGGCATAGGTGGTCAACAAGCAGGTATAGCAGGAGCAACACAAAATTTAGGACAGTTTAGATCTGGACTTGCAGGTCAACAAGCAGCTTTAGGACAAGCCTCTGAAGGTGTTCTTGGAACAAACATTTCACGTTTAGGTCAATTGGGCGCGATTAACCAGGCGCAAGCACAAGCAAATCTTGATGCACAAAGAGAAGCAGCAAGACAAGCAGCATTCTTACCACAAGAACAATTAGATAGATATGCTGCACAAGTAACAGGAATCATGGGTGGTTATCCTGGTCAAACACAAACAACAAATATACCTAACCCTACACCATTACAAAGTGCATTAGGTATAGGTACAACACTTGCTGGTATTTACGGTGCAGTTAAAGGAGCAGGGGCACCATCAACTATAATTCAAAATTAATATGAACAGAGTATTAAGAAGACCAATGTTTAAAATGGGTGGTACACCGGCAGACGGTATCACATCTGGTTTAGATCAACCAAGAAAACAATACAGCAATGGAACTGATCCTTATGACAGAGCTTTAAGTACAACTACAAGAGCTTTAGAAGATCTTGATAAATTTAGAGGTGAAAAATCAGGTTTTATGCCTGGTGGTTTACCAAACTTTCTTACATCATTTGGTTTAAATTTATTATCAACACCACCACAAGGTGGTCTTTTAGCTACAGCTGCAACAGCTGCTAAAACTCCTTTTGAAACATTTCAAGCAGCACAATTAGCTGAAAGACAAAAAGAAGCAAACAGAGCCGAAGATATATTTTCAGGAGCATTAGCTTCTGAGTATGATCTTGAAGAACAAAGAATAAAAAATCTTGACACTTCAGATAGCAGTAGTGAAAAAACACCTGAAGTAGAAGCAAGACTTATTAGACAAGCTCAAGATAATATTTTTGCTGCAAGAGATATACTTGCAAAAGAAGATGCAACAGAGGAAGAAAAAATAGCAGCTCAAAGAAAAATTAAAAATAATCAAAACGTATTACAAAAAGAATTGGGTGTACCTGCAGAATATGAAGCTATTCTAACGAACCCAGAATTATTTGATAATGCTAAAGATGCTTATGTTGAAGCAGAAAATAATAGAAGACTTAAGGAATTTAAAGATAAAAATCCTAACGCAACTCCAGAAGAAATTACTGAAGGTGTTACATTAATAGATCCTAGGTCTACAACAGCAATTGATTTTACAATAGAACAATTAAGAAAAAAATATTATTTTAACGAAGGTGGTAGAGTTGGTTTAGCCTTTGGAACTAAGCCAATGATGGAATCAGTTGCAGAACAAAGACCAAGTGAAGTACAGGATTTATCTTACACAGAACTTAGATCAAGATTACCACAAGAAATATCAAATGACATTGTACAATTATTAGCTAACAGCAAACAAGCTTTACTAGATTTTGCAAATATACAAACACCAGAAGACATAGCTGGTTTCAATCAACAATACGACGTAAATTTATCATTACCACAGGGGGCGTAGCATGGAACCCTTTGAGCCAAAAAACAAGCTTATCTTAGATGTAGATCAAGTTCAAAATACTTTAGCTAGTGGTCTTAAACAAAGTCTTACAAAACAAAAGAAACCAGTAAAATTTACATGGGAAGGTGCAGCTAATTTATTTGCGACCATGAGTAATACTCCATTAAGAGACTATAACTTAAGAGCGTTAATGGATGAAAAATTACCAAACATCATGGATTTAGCAAAAGGCAGAAAAAAACCAAAAGAAAAAGATTACATAGATTTTTTTGAAGACATGGAAAAGTCTATATTTGGTGCAGCTCAAAACATATCTTATTCTTTTGGTGATTTAATTACAACTGGTATTGATATGGCAGCAGATACTAATCTTACTTCTGCTTTAGATAAAGTATACACAGAAAATAAAATTAAAGATCCAGAAACATTGTTAGGAACTGTTAGTAAAGTTCTTATTGAATATGGTTTACCAGGTGGTGCTGTATTCAAAGTAATGAATAGAGCTAAAAAATTATTAAAAAGTAAAAAGATTAAAGATGCAAAGACCGCGGCTCAAGCAACAGGAGCAGGTTCGCAAATTGTTAATACTGCAAAAAGAGTAGGTTATATGTCAACAGCTTTTGCTGCAACTGACTTTATAACATCGGGTGCAAGACAAAAAGAACAAGATCCTTTAGTTTTAAAAGAAGAAAACGAAGAGGGTTTAGACGGAAAAGATTTAGCACTTGCAAGATTTAGAAACAAACTTAGATTTGGTGCAGAAGGAGCAGTCTTAGGAATGGGTTTTTCTTTAATGGGTAGACCTCTTGCAAAAGTTGCTAGTTTTGGTGCAAAGTATGGATTAATGAAACCAGCAGGTTATGCACTAAGAGGTGTAGATTTTTTAGCTATAAGACCTGCAACTTACCTTGCAGCAAATATACCAGGATCTGCAATAGCAGGAAAAGCAATTAGAAACGCAAGTAGCTATGTAATTGACAAAGGACTATCTACAGTTCTTACATTAAATCCTAAAAAACAATTACCTGCATTTGACGATTGGAGATTGTTTTCAACTAAAAGTAAAGATCCTTTACAAAGAAAATTAAAAAGATTAGATAATTTTTTATCAGGGTTTAGATCTCTTGGTAAATATACAGGTCTTACATTTCAACTTACATCAGGTGCAAAAAGAGAAATAAAAGCAAGATCAAGAACTATAGAAAAATATTTAGAATCTATTGAAAAAAAATCATATGATCTAGCTAAAGGTTTTGAAGGCTTATATAATACAATGACAACTTCTCCTGCAAGTAAAGAGTATTATTTAGATCAAGTTCTTGCATATTTAAAAGGACAAACAAAAAAATCTGAATTACCTAAAGCATTACAAGAAACCGCTGAAAATTTAAACAAAGAATTATTAAAAACTAAAACGGCGTTTGGTAATTTATTACCTGAAGGTGATCTTAAAAACTTTATGTTAAGTAATTTAAAAACTTATATGAGAAAATCTTTTTCTATATTTACAAACCCAGAGTACATGCCTGATGAAAAAATAAAAACTGGTGCTACCAAATGGGTATTAGAGAATGTAGTAAAGAAAAATAAAGATTTAAAAGAATCAGCTAAAACATTAAAGACTGGTAAAATGACAGATGCGCAAGCGCAAGAAGTTTTTTCAGAATCTTTAGTGCATAAAATTCTTACACATACAAAACAAGATGGCATAGACCCTTTAAGATTATTACAACAAGTATCTAAAAATCAATTACGATCTGATAAATTAATTAAAACAGGTGAGGAATTACCTGATGCAATTAAAAAATTGTTAGGTGAAGAAAATAATTTAAAGTCAGCTGTATTACAAACTACATCACACGCTATTACACAATCAACAAATAAACTAACTTTAGATAAGTTAGCTAAACTTGGTATTGATGAAGGATGGTTATTTAAATCAGAGTCAGATGCGCTTGCTAAAAATGCAGTGGATGCTGTAAAAGTTGGAGATTTAAAAGGTCTTGGAATATTAAAAAGTAGTATATCAAAATTATACGCATCAAAAGATATGGCAGCAGCTTTAAAAGGAGCACCGGGACCGTATGATAGTTGGATACAAAGTGGTGCATACAGAAATATTTTACAATTTAAAGTAGCTACACAATTTGGTAAAACAGTTCTTTCACCTGCAACACAAGTTAGAAACGTAACATCAGCTAGCATGTTTCCGTTAGCTAACGGTCACATTGGTGGTAGATCTTCTGTAACAGAATCTATTAAAATGGTTGTGGATGATATATTTGGTGCAGGTAAAGTTATTGATGAAAAAAAATTTATAGACAATTTAGAAAATAAAATACGTCTTGGTGTAATTGATGAAAACATTGTGGCATCAGAACTACAAGCAGTTTTAAAAGACATACGTTCCGGTGCAAAAGTAAAAAACATGGATAGTTTATTATCGAGATTATCAGAATCTAAAATGATTAAAACAGCAACAAGAGTATATGCTGGAGGTGATAACTTATGGAAATGGTATGGTCATGAGTATGTAAAATCACAAATGAAATCTATGTATAGAAATGTAGATGATGTTGCAAAATGGACTGAAGAAATAGTTGGTAGAAAATTTGATAAGTTTAATACATTTACAGGTAAAGCAAAAACATTTGACGAAGCATTAGATGAAGCAGCTGCATGGCAAATAAGAAACACTTATCCAACATACAGTAAAGTACCACAAGTAATTAGAGATTTAAGAAAGTTACCATTCGGTAACTTTGTATCGTTCCCTGCAGAAATGATTAGAACAACTTATAATATTGTATCTATAGGTTTAAAAGAAGCTACCTCTTCAAACCCACAGTTAAGACAGATGGGGTATAGAAGATTATTAGGTGCATTAGTTACATTAGGTGGAGCAGAAAAAGGAGTAAGCACACTAGCTCAAAACTTAACAGGGACAACTATGGACCAAATAGATGCTTATAAAAGAAGTTTATCTGCACCATGGGATTCAAGAGCAGCAATTTTACCTATTAACACGTGGAAAGACGGTAAAGGAAAAGCAATAAACTTTTCATACTTTAGTCCTTACGATGTTGTTTTACAACCAGTTAGAGCTGCTTTAAAAACATTAGAAGAAGGTAAACTAAAACAAGAAGATGCTAGTAATGTAGCGTTTAATTTATTCTTAGGAGCTGATGGACCTGTAAGAAAACTTCTAGATCCTTTTGTTTCTCAATCAATTGCATTAGAAAAAATATCAGATGTACTACCAAGTGAATTATTACTTGGAGGTAGAGGTGGTGTAACTAAAACTGGATCTGCTGTTTATTCTGAAACAGATGATGGACCAACTGCATTTATGAAAAGTTTAGCACATATTATAAAAGGTGTACAACCCACTGGAATTGTAACTGGAACTAAAATTATACAAGGTATAAAACAAGATGTTAAAAAAGGAGGTCAACCTGTAAATTTACAAGATGAGTTAATGGCTTTATTTTCTGGTATAAGAATTATTAATGTAAATGTACCTCAAGCCATGGAATATAAAATTACAGACTACAATAAAAAATTTAGATCTACTACTAAAACTGAAAAATTATTTAATTTACAAAATTTTCAAACTAGAGGACCATTTGTGTTAGCCGATGAGTTTAGAGATATTCAAGAAGAAACATTTAAAGTTAATCAAGAATTCTTTTTTATTTTAAGAGATGCTATGGAAACAGGTGTTGACAAAAGAGACTTAATTAAAATTTTAAGAAAAAGAAGAGTACCTTATTCAAAAGCTAAAAAATTAATTGAAGGTAAAAACATACCTTATACAGCCTGGAAAGAACGTATGAAAAAAAGAGTAAAGGCTGCTGAAAAACTAGCAGAAGATAGAGATCAAAAAGTAAATAAAGAATATTTTTTTCCTAAAAAATTATTTAAAGATGTAGAAAAAGAATACAAAGATAAAGATCTTAACACAGATCCTGATAAAGTATTAAGTGAGATAGAACAAATATTAAAAGATCAAAAAAGTTCTGTACCACAAGTTAATAAAGTAAAACAAACAGCTGAGATACAGACACCACCATTAGGAGACACACCTATGCCTGTAGTACAAACAGCACAACTAAATGTGAATCCAAATACTAACTTGACACGAACACAAGAAGCGTTACTATCACCAAGTGAAAAAATTATAGCGAGTAGAACATAATGGCTAAAAAATCGGCATTACAAAAAATAGAATCACATGAAAAGCTTTGCAGAATAATGCAAAAGCAAACGTTTGAACAAATAAAAGAAATGCAAGAACGTATTAAAAGATTAGAGTATTGGATAGTCGGTGGGATGGGAGCCGTACTAATAGTTTTACTTACAGACATCACAAAATAAATTTATGCAATTATCAAAACATTTTACTCTTAGAGAGATGACTAATTCAATGACCGCGCAGCGTAAGGGTATTGATAATACACCAGGGGCCGGAGAAATTAAAAGTCTAGGTGACTTATGTTATGAAGTTTTGGAACCGCTACGTGCACACTTTGACAAGCCAGTTACGGTGACCTCGGGCTACCGCAGCGAAGCGCTGTGTGAAGCGATCGGATCGAAAAAGACGTCACAGCATGCCAAGGGCCAGGCGGTCGACCTAGAAATATTTGGCGTGCCCAACATTAAGACAGCTTACTGGCTACAAAA